AAAGGTACGGATCGATACTCTTTGAAGGCCCAAAAGGTCTTCATTGAGGATACGACGGGAAATACCCTACTCGTATCTGCTCAATTGAGTATAGCGATCCCGCGTTCGGCTGAAAGTGGTTTGGCGACTTCTGTCGCTGATCAAATCGCTTTCATCAAATCCCTGCTTTCCGCCGCAAATATCACCGGCATGATCAACGGAGTGCTCCCTGATGGGGACAATCACGTTGACGTGTTCAATCCCGCATAACAACGGGTATTGTTTATTGTGATACTATTGCGGAATTACGGGCTTTGTGATATCGCTTGGTGACAATTTTCCTGCATGAGTGCAAGGAGGATAACCCATTATGGGGGACCTTAATATTGTCCTTGAGCGAATCATCGCACTCCGTCAATCAATTGCTGATGACGGAAGAGAGAACGATGTTCCTTTCCATTTGAATGACATTCGGACGCTAGTCGAGAGACTAAAATCCGAAGGTTCTAGCTTTGTAAAGGTTACTCTGCCTTCATTTGGCAAAGCCCTCGATCAAGGCTTGATTGACGGGGTATTTAAACCCCCCGTCGGCTTCAAGCTACGGAAGGAATCTGTTCTACCAATCTTTCTCGGAGGTGTGTTAATCCGCATCTTCTCGGAGGAAGGGGAACTTCGTTCCGCTCCCTGTATTTCTTCCATATACTTCCTCAGGCAGTTCCTTCTTTTGGACAGTAAACTCATTTATGAGCCAAATCCAAAACAAAAGGTTGCTGCCAAGTCCGGTTTTGTTCATCGTCAAGAAGTCTTAGGAAAACTTCGACTTCCACGTGAGCATCCGGTCCTTCAACGAGCTCAACAGCTCATTGGGAGGGTCTTAAAGCGCTGTGATCTTCGCAACATCATCCCCGGACATGGTCCAGGAGGTGTTAGTGAGGGTTACAATCGCTTTGAGCGGTGGGATATACGCACTTGGCCCAGGCGGGCTGAGCGTTGGTATCCTTTCCACGTATATGGGTCTCAGTCCTTTAGAGCCCTTTGTTCAGAGGGTGCGCCTGTAATGGTTGAAAATTCCATTACTAAGTGCTCTCTCGTCCCGAAGGACTATAAAGGTCCACGTTTGATCTCTGCTGAGAGTACTGCTACGCAGTATTTGCAGCAAGGACAAATGAAAGCATTAATGCGTTATGTAGACAATCATCCGCTTATGAGCCGATCAATAAGATTTAAGGATCAATCCTTTAATCAGTTGAAGAGCGGGTACGCTTATGATAACGGTGAGGCGACATTGGATTTTTCCAATGCCTCCGATACCGT